CTAATGTTCCACTGACTTTCTTAGCTTTGACATTTCTTCTGCTAGTGCTTTTGCGTCCTGCCCTGAGTGGTTGTATATATCTGCCGTTGTTTCATACTTGGCATGACCGATGATACGTTGTAATTTTTCGGGCTGCATACCGCAATCTGCCGATAACGTTGCGAACGTATGACGGCAGCAATGAGGCGTTATCTCCGTGTCATATTTCTTTGTCGTTTTGCCGCTTTTTAGTTTGGTAACTGTCGGCTCGGGTATCACACCACACTCGGCAAGTGCAGGATAAAAATTGCGTTTTCTGAAATTGTTGACATCACCATTCAGCAAAAAATCCGTCTTGCTTTCATTGTACCAATCTTGTACAAACGTCTTTATTTCGGGTATCTGTGACGGAAACGGCACAAGTCTGTCCTTACCCGCTTCGGTCTTGATGCCGCCGATCATGTAGTTCTCGGCAAGGTGGACATTCTTTTTAAGTATCGTGAACACCTCGCCGATACGAAAGCCTGTGTAGATCATAAACAAAATGACTTGGACAGATCTATCTGAAGAGTGTTCCCACAGCTTTTCAAGCTCTTCCGTTGTAAAAATTCTTTTCTCTTTCTTAACCTCTTTCGGAAGTGTTATGTATTCAGCATAGTTTTTGTCTATGATGTCATTTTGGGCGGCGTACTTGCAGAGCTGTGAGCATAGCTGCTTGATTTTTGCACATTGCGAACGGCTGAAACGTTTGGCACATTCGGTTATGCACCTCTGATAATCTGCTGTCTTAAGCTCTGACATCTTCCTGCCTGCGATACTATCAAGGTATCTCCATGCGGTCTTGTAGCCCTGCTCACCACTCTTTGTAAGGCTTTCAAAATGCTCGGAACTCCAATTCTCATACGCTTGTGCAAGAGTTAGGCTGGAGTGATCTATGTGCGTAGAGTTGAAGTAACTATCAAGGGCGGCTTGTGCCTCTGCTGCCGTTTTGAAGCAGCCGATGTACTTTTCACCTGTGCCGGACGTTGTTCGAGGGCTGAAAACCACATATGGGCGGTTTTTGTATTCAGGCTTGTATCTTATCGTGCCTGTTCCTCTTGCTCTGCGACGTGTTTTTCTCTTAGTAGTTTCCTGCTTCTTGCCACAGTAGTTGCAATAAATAGAGCCGTCAGGAATTTCCCTACGGCATTTTTTACATAGCATATTTTCCTCCTATTCTTGACACTTCCTCGAAAGTGTGCTACAATAAAAGGGCAGAATTCGCCCTTTCGTGGTTGAAGTGGGTGTGAATTTTAATCGGGCTGATATTGGTAGTATCCGCTCTGCTCGCCTCTGAGTGTTGGTAGCACTTGGGGGCGAGATTTTTTTATTTACTATTTTTATCAATAAACCTGGATGTTTTAGCCAAGTAATCAGGCATTGGCATTTGTATTGCAAAGCAGCCAGGAGTAGTGCAAGATGAATGCAATGAAATATTATCAATGCTTATGTATTCTGATAAGTCTTTAAGCGACTTTTTTAGCTTGCTTACAGGAAGTTGCGGCGTATGCAAGAACTCGAATGAAACTGAATTTTGCTTGTATAAAACATCTATCTTTTCTAATTTTAGAACTACATCAAAAGTCATTTTATAGTAGCAGACTATATATTCGGCATTTTCTTTCAAGAACTTTTTACAAATACGGGGGTAATCATCAAGGTCATTCATCATTGTAGCTTTTTCTGCATATTTAGGGGTAGAATAAATTTGAAAGCTGTTGGTTTCGGTAACTGGTTGCTTTGCTTTGGAAGAAGGATTATGCTCTTGTAAATGCTCTTTCTTTTTGAGACGCATTTTTATTTTGCTTGTTCTTTTGGTCATACGAGACAAAACATTTCTGTCCCATAGCTCTATTCCATTAACTTTTGCTAACTGCTTTGCTGGCTCAGTAAAGTATTGATTTGTCATAACAACGCCTTTATTACAACCATAATATGCAAGTCCGCCAATTACTTCTTGTATAGGTTTATTGTCAAGTTTGTGGCTATAGCATTTACATTGTATAGCATATTTTCGCATACCTTTTCTTGCAATAATGTCGACGCCATAGTCTCCAGAGCCTTGTGTAACTTTTACGTCATAAAAGCCGTTCATCTTCAAGATATCAGCACAAGCAAATTCGAATCTATGACCTTCCATATTATCAAGCTGAGACATTGTATATTTTCGATTAAAAAATCCGAATATTTTGAGAATAAGAAGTATGCCAATAACCGATAAAATGATTATTTTGGCTTTAGTAGAGAGATGTGTTTTGGCTAAATTAAAAATAGTAAATACAATACAAGCTAATATTGTGTAGCCGAATATAGTTGCAATGCAGCCTGGCTCTGATTTGCGTTTCTTTGAGGACATTCTGTCACCTCACAAGCTGCTCATAAAGCAAACAGCCTTGCCGAGAATGCGTATAGTGTCAAGTTCCTCGTTGATATACACAAGTGGCTCATACGCAGGATTTTCAGGATTGAGGATAAGCTTATGCTTTTCAGGATAATAATAGACCCTTTTCAGCGTTGCCTCATTATCAATTATCACTGCTGCGATCTCGCCGTTTTCGACCATTGGCATTTGTCTAATAAATACGATATCGCCGTCAAATATTCTTGCGTTTATCATACTGTCGCCCTTAGCTTTAAGGCAGAAGTCAGCGTGGATATCAGTATCAGCCATTATGTAGCTTTCGTGATCCTCATCTGCAAAAATAGGTTTGCCGCAAGCTATCTCACCAACCATAGGAAACTTTTTAAGTGCAAGTGGTCTGATATTGTCGAAGTCATTGAAAATGCTATCAGACGTATCCTCAACAGTTTCTTCACCTGTGATAAGTGAAACAGGATTGAGTTTAAGCACCTTTGCAAGTTCGGCTATCTTATCCCTTTTCATATTTGATATAAAGCCGTCTTCCCACTTCTTTACTGTACTCTTGCTAACGCCAACAGCATTGCCCACATCTTCAAGAGTAAGTTCAAGTTCTGTCCTTCTTTTATTTATAAGTTTTCCTATGTCCATAATTTTTGACCTCCTGATTTGGATTGATTATATTATAACATATAAGTTTCTAAAATGCAACTACTTTTTCAAAAAAAGTGAAAAAAGTTTCCTAAAGGGGTTGACAATGCTATTTTGATATGATATACTGAAAGTGTCCTAAAGGAAACTAGGGCAGGAAAGGACGGTGAAAGCAATGAATATTAATGACCTTAATGCGGAGATAGCAAGGTGTGGTCTGACCATTCCAAAACTCGCTGAGCTAATAGGCTTGGACAAGAAAACGCTGTATTCTCGTATGAAAGGGGAAACTGCGTTCAAGCAGCCTGAGATCGCAAATATCTCCAAAGTGTTGAAACTTACGCAAGAAAAGATACTTGATATTTTTTTTGCAGACACAGTTTCTTAAAGGAAACAAGTGATTAAAAAGGGGGTGAGGGGAACGTGGAACAGAAAATTACTGCTATTCCAAGAGGCTGTGACAGTGCTAGGGTTGAGCAGGTGATCGTAACAAGAGCCTTGAAAGGTGCAGGAACAGAAGATGACCCCTGTAGAGAGGTCATTCAGTATTGGACTCTTGACGGAGAGCTGATTGTAACAAGGTCACAATATGAGGAGGGCAAACGTTGAATTTGAAAAAAATAGCGTACTATCTCGGTATTGCGTTGTGCCTAGCAAGTCCGCTTGCATTCGGTATATGTATGCTAATAGGGCTTGACAACACAATTCCGTTGTCTCTCATGATAACTAGCAATGTTTGCAGGATATGTTCACTGGAAGCAGAAATGACAGAAAACACAATGAGGAGGGACAAAGCAATGAAAATGTACAAAGTAACAACAGTAGACCAGTATAGTCGCAGGTGGGTACATACAGTATTTGCCGATAGCAAGCGTGAGGCTATGAAAAAAGTAAGCGTTTTTGTTACGCCGCATGAAACTCTTTTGACAATCGAGGAGGTGGACTAAATGCTCAGAGTGATATCATCGGCAGAAGCAGTTGAGCGGCTCAGAGCCGCAGGGTTCAACACCAACGTGAACAGGCTGAACGCAGGGCTCAGACAGGGCGTGTATCCTTTCGGCTGCGCCATTAAGCTTAACGAGTATGTATATGAGATATACTCAACGCTGCTTGACAAGTGGATAGCAGAGAGATCAGAAAGGACGTGAGAAAATGAACAACCTGATAACAACACTGGAGATCATCAGATTTATATCTGCAATAGCGCTATGCGTGGCGCTGTTTGCGTTGGCAATCTATGGGCTGTATCGAAACATCAAAGAGACAGCCGAAACCGCAATCCGAGAGGAGTTGGAGCAGGCGATAAAGGAAACCGCAAGACCTGTTGTCAAGGTCGAGATACAGACGAAAGGAAAGTGGTAAGATGTTGTTCATAGCGGGTATCATAGCGGCGGCTATAGTGGTGCTGCTGGAGCTGTATGGCGTGTCGGTGTTCTTGGCGTTGATAGTGAAAGAACACAGGTGGTACAGGTGGAGAAAACAGTTTGAGGAGGACGAAAACGATGATAGTGATGAGAGAGGTATTTAAGAGGGACAAGCCCCTTGACAACGGCAGTGGAGCGGTAAGCCTTTGCGTGTTCCATTCAAATGTCAAGCCTGACGAGTGCGGTGCGCTGACAGTAACGCCAACGAAGGACTACTGCCGCAGATGTGCATTCTACAAGACCCGTGAGGATTTCGACAGAGGTCTTGGCGATGCCGCAAGGTCGCTCCGTGAGAAAGGGATTGAACCTGTGAAGAAGATGGACTATGACGGCAGGCAGTATATGAGCGTACAGCCGATAAGGGAGGAATAAAAATGGCAAGATTACTAGATGCGGACGATCTGATCGCTGAGTTGGAGGCAGCGTGTATGCCGATACATGAAAAGGGCATATCGGGTATTCCGGGTGACAACAGCAGTATTGCTGACATCATCAACTCACTGCACTCCGAGAAAGAAAACGAGCCTGCACCTGCGGCAACAGGCACAAGCTCGGAGGTATCAAAAGATACCAATTCAACACACCTTGATGATAGCACAAAAGAGCAGCTTTGTCAAGCATATGATACCGTAGACGAAGCCTGTACAGATATAATCGATATCTACGAAGGAATGTCAGAATGTGAGCAGAGAGCCTTTGACATTGGCGAGGCGTATGGAAAGATATGCAGCACAAGGGATAAGCTTGAAAAGTTGAAAGGCGGTGACAGCAAATGACAATAGATGAATTTAAGCTGAAACAGAATCTGCCTTACGAAGCGAAGGTACGTCACGCAGAGATCAGAGCTTGGGAGTTCTACAACAAAGTGTACGGCGATCTTAACGCTACTTGTCACGTTTCTGTCGGAGGACTTGATAGCATTACACTTCTTGTGTTTCTTCGAAACATAGGCATCGATGTTCCTGCCATAAGTGTGTCTATCTTAGAAGATAGAGGAAACCAAGAGATACATAAGCAGCTGGGTGTTACATCTATAAAACCATATATGAGCAAAACGCAGGTGCTCAATCAACTTGGCTTTCCGGTCGTGAGCAAAGCCAAAGCCAATAAGATAAGCTATCTGTTGCAACCTAATGCGGACAAACAGACATTTATTCACGCAATTATGACAGGTGATATGGGCGAACAGGGTGGCTTCAAGCACTCTGATCGCATCAAGTTGCAAGATAAGTGGATAAAGCTCTTTGGCGGTAATTATGCGCATATGCGACCTGATCTTGACATACGACCTGTACCAAACTTCAAAGTATCGTCAAAATGTTGCTACTATATGAAGGAAAAGCCTTGCGACGATTGGGCAAAAGAACATAACAGCTATCCATATTTGGGACTTATGGCGTCAGAAGGCGGTCAAAGGGAAATGGCACTAATGAAAAACGGCTGCAACTATTATGGTAAAACTACAACACGAAGCTGTCCGTTTGCTATATTCACGAGGCAAGATCTGTTACAGCTTGCTCTTGACCTTAATGTACCCGTTCCAAGAGCATATGGAGAGATCAAACGCAAAGAAAATGGTGAGCTTTACACTACGAGAGCACAGCGTACGGGCTGTTCAATGTGCGGCTTTGGTATACATATGGAGCAGCGTCCTCACCGCTTCGATAGACTACGTGAAGATAATCCCGCTGAATGGGAATACTGGATGAAACGCTGCTGTAAAGACGAAGACGGCACAGTTTATGGCTGGGGACGCGTGCTTGACTTTATAGGTGTTGAATGGAGATAACGAAAGGAGCGAACTAAAATGTCAGTAAAAATAAACTCACTTGAATTTGAAAACGTAAAGAAAATAAAAGCCGTACAGCTTGAGCCTGCAAAGAATGGACTTACTGTTATCGGCGGTAATAACAGGCAGGGCAAGACCTCTGTCCTTGACGCTATCGCTTGGGCGCTTGGGGGAGATAAGTACAAGCCGTCCTCTCCTCAGCGTGAGGGGTCTGTTGTCGAACCGCATTTGAAGATCACTCTCGACAATGGTATCGTGGTGGAGCGTTCGGGCAAGAACAGCTCCCTCAAAGTCACCGACAGCACAGGTAAAAAAGGCGGTCAGCAGCTTTTGAACAGCTTCGTTGAGCAGTTCGCACTTGACCTGCCACGATTTCTTACACAGTCGAGCAAGGAAAAGGCTGCAACGCTGCTTAGGATAATCGGCGTGGGCGACACCCTCTATGAGCTGGAGCATAAGGAACATTCACTCTATGACCAGCGAACGGCTATCGGCAGGATAGCTGACCAGAAGTCTAAGTTTGCAAAGGAAATGCCCGTGTATGCAAATGTCCCTGCCGAGCCTGTTTCGGCTTCGGAGCTTATCAGACAGCAGCAGGATATACTTGCTCACAACGGCGAAAATCAGCGTAAACGTGACCAGAAAGAATACTACGAAAAGCAGCTGGAGCTTGCTAAGTCCGCCTATGAGCGTGCAAAAGCAAGCTATGAAGCGGCAGCGAACAACTTCAAGCTTGCAAGCCTTGACGCAGAAAACCTCTTGGACGAAAGCACAGCGGAGCTTGAAAAGAACATCTCAGATATCGAGGAACTGAACAAGAAGATAAGAGCAAACCTCGACAGGGAGAAAGCTGAGATAGACGCTGAGGACTACCGTTCACAGTATACATATCTCACTGAGCAGATAGAGGAGGTAAGGCAGGCAAAGACTGACCTGCTGAGCGGTGCAGACCTGCCCCTTGAGGGTCTTTCCGTTGAGGACGGAGAGCTGCTGTATAACGGGCATAAGTGGGACAGTATAAGCGGAGCAGAACAGCTTATCGTCGCTACCTCTATCGTGAGAAAGCTCAACCCTGACTGCGGTTTTGTCCTGCTGGACAAGCTTGAACAAATGGATACCGACACCCTTGATGACTTCGGCAAGTGGCTTGAAGCACAGGGCTTGCAGGCGATAGCCACAAGAGTTTCCACAGGTGACGAGTGCAGTATCATTATCGAGGACGGCAGGTCAATGGACAATGATAAGGAAGAAAACACAGAAACGAAAACTTGGAAAGCAGGTGCATTTTAATGTATGAGATAACATCAGGAGTTGTAAGCTCCGCACAGAAAGTCGTGATATATGGTCCTGAGGGCATAGGCAAATCCACCTTTGCGGCTCAGTTCCCCGACCCTGTATTTATTGATACAGAGGGCAGCACAAAGAAGCTGAACATCAGACGTTTCCCTAAGCCGTCAAGCTGGGAAATGCTCAAAAACGAGGTAAAGGAAGCTATGAACGGCAGGCTCTGCAAGACCCTTGTCATTGATACATTTGATTGGGCTGAACAGCTTTGCATTGAAATGATCTGCTCGGCTCATCAGAAGAAAGGCATTGAAGATTTCGGCTACGGCAATGGCTATGTTTACGAAAAAGAGGAGATAGGCAAGTTTCTTAATCTCTTGCAGGAGGTAGTTGACAGCGGTATCAACGTTGTACTTACAGCTCACGCTCAGATGAGAAAGTTTGAACAGCCTGACGAGCTGGGCGCTTATGACCGCTGGGAACTGAAACTCGGCAAGAAAACTTCTTCTCAGATATCGCCTCTTGTGAAAGAATGGGCTGATATGGTGCTGTTTGCAAACTACAAAACATATGCAGTAGCTGTGGATAAGGACGGAAAGAAGTTCAAGGCTCAGGGCGGCGACCGTGTTATGTACACCACACATCACCCTTGCTGGGACGCTAAAAATCGTGACGGACTTCCGTCTGAAATGCCTTTTGAATATAGTGGTATAGCTCATCTGTTTGTGTATACACAGCCTGCTGAAATGCCTAAGCCTGTGACGATGCCAAGACGTGTGCAGGAGCAGCTTGCACAGCCGAAAGCAGCACCGCAGCCCCCTCATAAGACATCAAACGCAGTGACATTGCAGCAGGCTCAGCCGACAGCTGCACCAAAGGCAGAAGAACCTCTTACTGATCTCAGCGGCTTTGAGGACGTTGCACCACCTATCGTTATCCCTGAGGGCATACCGAAAGCGCTTGCAGACCTTATGAGGGCCAACAGCGTAAGCGAATCGGATATACGCCTTGTGGTATCTCAGAGAAACTATTTCCCTTATGATACTCCTATCACAAACTATCCTGACGACTTCGTGCAGGGCTGTCTGATAGGTGCTTGGGAGCAAATGCTGCCGCTTATCAGAGAAAATCAGAAAGTACCATTTATTTAAAAGGAGGACAACGCTATGGATAATTTTATGGAATACGGCTGGGAAGATGAGATAGTCAACGAGGGTGGGGACTTTGTCCTGCTCCCTGAGGGGGACTATGACTTCACCGTTGCAAAGTACGAACGTGCAAGGCACGAGGGGTCGGCGAAAGTGCCGCCCTGCAATATGGCAAAGGTCACATTCACCATTTGGGGTGCAGAGGACAGCGTGGAGATAACAGAGAACTTCTTCCTCTGCAATAAGTTTGAGTGGAAACTCTCAGCACTTTTCTTGGCACTGGGACTTAAAAAGCACGGTGAACCGCTGAAAATGAACTGGAACGCTATCACAGGCAAAAAGGGCAAGTGTCACGTCTACGTTGACAACTACAAGAACAAGGACGGCGAGGACAGGCAGTCCAACAAGATAAAGAAACTCTATGCCTATGACGAGAACGTGACTACCGTTCAGCCTGCCAAACAGCAGACGCCACAGTATAGTCAGCCTGCTCAGACAGGTGGCTGGAAAGCCGGTGCGTTCTGATGATGAATTTAAGACCATATCAAAACGAGGCTAAGCTTGCTATACTCGAACAATGGTCTGAGGGAATAAACAAAGTCCTTGCAGTTCTGCCCACAGGAACGGGAAAGACAATACTTTTCTCGGCTGTTACGGAAGAATGTGTGCGGCAGGGTAAGCGTGTGCTTATCCTTGCCCACAGGGGCGAGCTGCTCGACCAGGCGGCGGACAAGCTTATGAAGTCAACAGGGCTTGGCTGTGCCACCGAAAAAGCAGAGCAAAGCTGTTTAGGCTCTTGGTATCGTGTAGTAGTAGGCTCAGTTCAGACCCTTATGCGTGAGAAAAGGCTCAAAGGCTTTTCGGAAAATTACTTCGATACCATTATCATTGACGAGGCTCATCACGCTATCTCAGACGGCTATCAGAGAGTGCTTGACCATTTTCCTGAAGCTCAGGTGCTTGGGGTAACGGCTACACCTGACAGGGGCGATATGAAGAACTTAGGCTCGGTGTTCGACAGTCTTGCATATGAATACACTCTGCCGCAGGCTATCAAAGAGGGCTATCTCTCGCCTATCAAGGCTATCACCATACCGCTGAAACTTGACCTTTCAGGAGTATCAACTCAGGCAGGAGATTTCAAGGCAAGCGACATAGACACGGCACTTGACCCATATCTTTATCAGATAGCTGATGAAATGCTCAAATACTGTAAGGAACGCAAGACAGTTGTGTTCCTGCCGCTGGTCAAGACCTCTAAGAAGTTCCGTGATATCCTTATCAGCAAAGGGTTCAACGCCGCTGAGGTCAACGGAGAAAGCACAGACAGAGCGGAGATACTTGAAGCTTTCGACAAAGGCGAATACAACGTGCTGTGCAACTCAATGCTCCTCACAGAGGGCTGGGACTGTCCGTCAGTTGACTGCGTTATCGTGCTAAGACCAACAAAAGTGCGTGGGCTTTACTGTCAAATGGTAGGCAGAGGCACAAGACTTTGCGAGGGAAAGACAGAGCTTTTACTGCTTGATTTCCTATGGCATACAGAACGCCACGAGCTTTGCAGGCCTGCACACCTTATCTGTCAGAATGAAGAGGTCGCTGAGAAAATGACCGAAAACCTTGCCAATGAGGCAGGCTGTGCAGTGGATATCGAAGAGGCAGAAAAACAGGCAAGCGAGGACGTTGTGGCACAGCGTGAAGAGTCTTTGGCAAAGCAGCTCAAAGAAATGAAAACACGCAAGCGAAAGCTCGTTGACCCTTTGCAGTATGAAATGTCCATACAGGCTGAGGACTTGTCCTCTTATGTTCCTGCCTTTGGCTGGGAGTGTGCTCCTGCTACCGACAAACAGAAAGCAAAGCTTGAAAAGCTGGGCATTTTCCCTGACGATATAGACAACGCAGGCAAAGCAAAGCTTATCCTTGACCGACTTGAAAAGCGCCGCAATGCAGGACTTACCACACCTAAGCAAATAAGGCTGCTTGAAAGCAAGGGTTTTGAGCACGTCGGCTCTTGGAGCTTTGACAGCGCAAGCAAGATGATAGCTCGTATCTCTGCCAATGGTTGGAGAGTGCCGAGAGATATCGACCCGAAAACATACACACCTGAGAACTAAGGAGAAGTGAATGGATAACACAAATTTGCTTAAAATGCTTGAATACATAGACCCTGCAAGCTGTGATTATCAGGAATGGGTCAACGTGGGAATGGCTCTCAAGCACGAGGGCTATTCCGTGAACGATTGGGACAGTTGGTCGAGGTCAGACAGCCGTTATCACAGCGGTGAGTGTGAGCGCAAGTGGCAAGGCTTTAACGGCAATGCTCAGCCCGTGACTGCAGGAACTATCGTGCAAATGGCTAAGGAACGTGGATACAGCCCCAGAGAGTTTCAAGCCTATGACTGGGACGGCGAGATAGTTGCAGAAGAAAGCAGTCCCCTTGTAAATGGTGGTGAGGGCATACCGATCACCGAGCCTGCCCAATGGGATCCTGTCAAGGAGATAGTCACATATCTTGAAACGCTCTTTGAGGCAGGAGAGAACGTGGGCTATGTTACGCAAACGTGGGAAACAGAAAAGGACGGCAAGACCAGGTATCTGCCCACAAAGGGGTGCTGTGACAGGACGGCAGGGGAACTTATCAAGAGGCTTGGCGAATGTAACGGCGACATTGGTGCGGTGTTTGGCGACTACAAGGAAGAGGCAGGAGCGTGGATCCGCTTCAATCCTCTTGACGGCAAGGGCGTAAAGAACGAGAATGTAACAGACTACCGCTATGCTCTTGTGGAGAGCGACAGTATGCCTGTCGAGCAGCGGAATGCTGTGATGAGAGAGCTTGAACTGCCTGTAGCTGTGCTCGTATACAGCGGCGGCAAGAGCGTTCACGCTATCGTCAAGATAGACGCTCCCAACTATGATGAATACCGCAGGCGTGTTGATTTTCTTTACAAGGTCTGCAAGGAAAGCGGTCTTGACATAGATAAACAAAACCGCAATCCCTCACGTCTTAGCCGTATGCCTGGTGTGATGAGAAACGGCAAGAAACAGTTCATCATTGACAAGAACATAGGCAAAGAAAGCTTTTCGGAATGGAAAGATTACATAGAAAGTATCAATGATGATCTCCCCGACCCTGAGAGCCTGAGTGCTGAGTGGGATAACCTGCCTGAGCTTGCTCCGCCACTTATTGACGGTGTTCTCAGACAGGGTCACAAAATGCTCATTGCAGGTCCGTCAAAGGCAGGCAAGTCTTATGCACTTATCGAGATGTGCGTGGCGATAGCTGAGGGGGTAAAGTGGTTTGGCTGGCAATGCACCAAAGGAAAGATACTATACGTCAACCTGGAGCTTGACAGAGCATCTTGTCTGCACCGTTTCAAGGACGTGTACACCGCAATGCACCTAGAGCCTGAAAACCTCAACAGCATAGACATATGGAACCTGCGAGGTCACAGCGTACCAATGGACAAGCTTGCACCAAAGCTTATACGCCGAGCAAGCAAGAAGAATTACATTGCCGTGATAATAGACCCTATCTACAAGGTCATAACAGGTGACGAGAACTCAGCAGACCAAATGGCACACTTCTGCAACCAATTTGACAAGGTATGCACGGAGCTTGGCTGTGCGGTCATATACTGCCACCACCACTCAAAGGGTGCACAGGGCGGTAAGCGTTCAATGGACAGAGCCAGCGGTTCAGGAGTATTCGCCCGTGACCCTGACGCACTTCTTGACCTTTCAGAACTTGACATTTCAGACAGCCTTTACAAGCAGCAGGAGGACGAAACTGTTTGCCGTATCTGCGAGAACTGGATGAGGAGATTTTACAGAAATACTGATGATCTTTGTTCACAGGACGACCTTGTTACGCCGTCAAAAATGCTTGAGATAACGCACAAGCACCTGCACCCGAACTCATACAAGCTTATGATGGCCGACATAGACAAGGCTAAGCTTGCGGTAAGAAACCGCACAGCATGGCGTATAGAGGGTACTCTGAGAGAGTTCCCGAAATTTGCTCCCCTCAATATGTGGTTTGATTATCCTGTTCACAGAGAGGATACCGTGGGCGTGCTTAAAGACTGCGAGGTAGAGGATATCTCACCGAATTGGAAGAAGAATTTCAGCAAGAAAAAGACCAATGAAGACCGCAGCAAGGAACGCAAGGAGAGCATTGAAACAGCTTTCAGCGGTGTGCAGGAGAACGGCAAGTGCCGCATTTCTGAGCTGGCGGAGTACATAGGAAAGAGCGAAAAGACCGTTGGAAGATACCTCAAAGAGCATGGTGGCTTTTGGATAGAAGAGGGAGAATGTGGTTTAAAAGCTCAGTAGACAGACAAGACAAAATCGAATTTTTGAACTTTAGACAGACAGGAAAAAATCGAAAAAGTGTCAGGACAAAATCGAGCTTTTTTCTTGTCAGACAATATCGAAAATTACCGAGTTTGTCGGACGGACAGACAAATCTATTATTATAAACAATACTTTTTGTCGGGGGCTTAAACTCGCCCCGACGAAAAAGTAGTTTGAATAATGACGCGCGAGGAGGAACACACGCAGATGAGAGCAACAAGAAGTAAGGCAAGGCAAGACGTTGTTAATGCAGCTAAGAAAATGCCACCACTTTTTCATAAGCTGCCTAATGAAGATTTCGACTATCGAAAATCACGCACGCTTTGGTGGCTCGTGAAACAGCCGCAGGTACTCAAATACATTTGGGATATGGTCAAACAGTCGGGAGCATTGGTGTATGATGACAAGTCACACAAGTGGCACGGAGTAGATTTCAAATGCGAGGAGGAAGATGATGACTGAATTTTTTATGGCAATGATACCGCCAACGGCTACGGCGCAGGAACACAAGGTGGCAGTGAGAAATGGCAAGTCGATATTTTATGACCCACCTGAAGTAAAAGCGGCAAAAGAAAAGCTCACGGCAAACCTTGCAAGGCACAGACCGCCTGAGAAATACATCTGTGGGATAAGGCTAGTAACAAAGTGGCTGTTTCCTAATGACGGCAAGCACAAGGACGGAGAGTACAAGATCAGCAAGCCTGACACGGATAACTTGCAGAAGATGTTCAAGGACTGCATGACACTATGCGGCTTTTGGACTGACGACCAGCTTGTGGCGAGTGAGATATGCGAAAAGTTCTGGGCGGACATACCCGGCATTTATGTGAGGATAGAGGAGCTATGACGATACACGAAGTAAAGAAAAGTCTTGGACGCAGGGTGAGCTACAACGGCTCTGACTGCTATGAGCTGACAGGGTGCATTATCCGCAAGAGCAGTAAGACAGGTCAGTTCTTCTATCAGGCAGAGATCGCTGACAAGACTTGTGGCAATACGTTGGTGTATTGTAGGCTGGAGGAGTTGAGGTGTGAGGAGGCAAAAGAATGAAAACACATGATCTGAAACTTAGCATAGAATTTTGTGACGCTGTTCTGAGCGGTGAGAAAACTTTTGAGGTCAGAAAGAATGACAGAGGTTTTCAGACAGGAGATCTGATAAGATTTATACCGACTGACGGAACGTCTTATCGTAGCTCAGACGGCACAGTAAGAGAACACGCAAAACACGAGATATCAGGACATACATACAAGATAACATATATCCTCAACGGCTGGGGAATAAAGAATGGGTATGTTGTGCTGGGAATTAAGGAGATAAAATGCAATAACTGCATATTTTATCATACTTGTAGCAAACGGAATGTAGTTTGTGATGATTACAGATCAACGATCTATAGACAAACTGAGGAGGATTAACATGAACAAGAAAGAAATTAACGAGATCAAGAGAATATTCAGCGACGACTGTGGGCTTTTCACAGTAAACCACGTTGTTACGGCATTTGTGGACGCTGAAAAGAACATAAAGTGCAAGACCAATCAGCTTTACAACACCATTCCGCAGGACGAGGCGGAGCTTATAATGATAAACCTGAAAAAGGTGCTCAGCGGCTCTATAGGCAAAAATCTGCTGGAATATTCGTTTCCAAAGGACGCATATCTTGAGGGTGGCGCACAGCCTTTCATGTATGAAACATTGCAAAGCAAGCTGCTTGATGAGGAAAAGGTTGATAATTTTCTCAACGCCATTGTGGAAAAGGTGGAGTATGTGTCTACATATACCATTTTCATGGCACATTGTACATATTCTGTGCTGAAAAAGAACAAAATGGACGAGTTTGAGGACGAAGCTGACACAGATTACAATTTTATAGTGACAGCTCTTTGCCCTGTAAATCTGCGTATTGACGGGCTTGTGTATGATGAGCAGGACAACTCTATCGCTAAGAAAGAGTCATGCGACAGAATTGTTGAACTGCCAAGTGACGGCTTCCTGTTCCCTCTTTTCAATGATCGTGCACCAGATATCAACGGAGTGCTTTACTACACGAAAAATGCAAAAAAGCCGAACACTTCCGTTGTGGAAGAGCTTCTGGGTTGTGAGTTCTCAATGACCTGTCAGAACGAAAAGGAAACTTTCAAGGATATTCTCACAAGTGTTGTGGGTGATGAGCTTGACTATGACCTTATCACTACTGTGAATGACAAGATTTCCACATTTGTTGACCAAAATGCTCATGAAACTGAGATACCGACAATTGACGAACATAAACTTTCGTCAATTCTGTGGGAAGCTGGAGTTAGTCAGGATAAGCTGGAAAAGTTGCATGGTGTGTATGAGAACGCTATGCACGGCAAGGTTTTCAGGGCTGTCAATCTGGTGGAGGATAAGGTAACGATATCAGGAATGGGATTCAAGATGACCGTAGACAATTATCACAAAGGTGACGTATCTACAGCAATAGGAAAGGTTATTTTCGGTGTTGCTGATACGGCCGTTGACGTGAATGGTATCGGTATTAAAATGGACGGTGTTGCTAATGGCTGACCCTATGACCATGTCACGCCTGAAAGCCTACCGCAGGAACGCCTCAGCCATTGAGGACATCAAGGCAGAGCTTTCAGGCAAGTACGTTGCCGACAGTATCAGCGTATGCACTCCACCGTCCTACACGCCACACAGCACACGCATAGACGGCTTCTTGCCAAGTGGTGATATACTTTCACTGCTGTGCGAGCAGGCACGGCTAGAGCGTGAGCAGAGGGCTGTTGAGGAGTTTATCAAGGGGATAGAGGACTATCAGACACGGCGAATGTTCGTGCTGAAATTCATCAAGGGTAAGACGTACTTGCAGATAGCTATGCAGGTGAGCGGAGGGAGAATCACAGAGGACGCAGTTGAAAAGAAGATAAAAAGATATATTTCAAAAAAATCTTGATTTGTCGGTTTTGTCGGTTTTCACTATGTTATAATTTAAACTGAGAAAAGTGTAGATACTATCTAACTTTCATAAAGATCCTCCAATAATTTTTACCCACGGGGCGAAAGCTCCGTATGTTCCGCAAAGTCAGAGTGGGTGCAATTCCCACACGGAACTCCAACGATTATGGAAAGAGAGAATAGGCATATGAAGATTTTTATATCACAGCCCATGCGTGGTAAAACAGATGAAGAAATATTGACGGAAAGAGCGAAAGCCATTGAAATTGCAAAGGAAAAATACAATGCAGATGTAGAGGTTATCGACTCTTTCTTCCAGAGTGCTCCTGCTGATGCAAAACCGCTTTGGTTTCTCGGAAAGTCACTTGAATTGCTTTCGTCAGCCGATGTTGCTGTTTTTTGTAGCGGTTGGAAAGATGCACGAGGTTGTCGCTTGGAACACAGTTGTTGTGTTGAGTATGGCATTAAACAAATAGAACTTTAATGTCATCGTCCGCTGGAACGAAATCCAGTCCAACAGGTTAGTGCTTAATCCTACTTTTTGAAAAGCACCTTTCCATTAACATTGCCAACACTGACGAGTGTTCGGGCAGGATTGCAAAGCTGTATTGCAACAGGTACAGCTTTGAATTTGCAGGGAAAGCGAGCCACCGCTAAGACCTGCTCCACCATTTACAAAACTCCTTATAATATTTTCACAAGGGCGGCTGCATTTTGCGGTCGCTTTTGCGTTGCGTCGTAAAAAGTTCATAAATGTCGAATTTTTGATATACTGCATAAAAAAGGCAATTGTGTTTTATGCAATGTAGAGAACTTAGAATTAAAAACTTGATTTGATTAAATTTTTGTGGTATTATGTACGCAACGGGGGTGATAAAATGGAAAATAAGTCAATTCGAATATTCATGCATCCTTATGATGTTAATGGCAATGAACTTAAACTTAAAGATTATTCATACCGTGCCGGAGATGAAGACTGTACATCTTTGGATTATGGATTTTTTGAAGATTTAATATTCGGAGAGGATGACTGCAAAATTAATATGTATAATTCTGCAACACAGATCTCGATGATGAACGGAAAAACTTATAGGGTAACCAAAAGAGTATTTCAACCTTGTATTCCGTGTATGCTAGAATTATATATTCAAGAAATTGAGTAACTAAAGAGAATGTTTTCAATAAGAGAGTACAGATTTGTGCTCTCTTTTATTATCCCCTAAAGAAAGGACGGTGCCCTCATGACAGCACGGCAAAAGAAATTTGCAGAATACTATGCTCAGAGCGGCAACACCGTTCAGAGTGCTATAAAGGCAGGATACAGCGAGAAGTATGCGAAAGCTGACGCCTGCAAAATCCTAGATAATCCTAGTGTTGGGGAGTATATCCGTGTGCTGTCCGAGAAAGCTCAGGACGAGCGTATAATGACCGCAAAGGAGAGGCAGGCACTCTTGTCTGATATCGCTAAGGACGGAAAGAACGACCCTGCTGACCGTATCAGAGCCGTCGATACCCTCAATAAAATGACAGGAGAGTATGTTGCTAAGATACAGGCGGAGGTCAAGACCTCTGAAAAGCTTTCAGACGTTTTCGCTCAGATAGGCGGTGAGGGGCTTGACGAGTAAGTTTCCTCTGTCGCAGAAGTATATGGACTTCATCAACAGCGTTCGGGGTGTGTCTGCGGATTTTCTTGAGGGGACTACCGCAAGCGGCAAAACAACTGTGGGTGCAGGCATAAAGTTCATGCGTATGGTGTCGGCAAGCCGAAAGAAACTTCACGTCATTGCCGCTAAGACTACGGGAAAGGCTGAGGAAACTATCATTCAGCAGGATAACGGCATTCTTGACCTGCACACCAATGCTCGGTACTTCGGCAACGGTGATAAGGACTACAAACTGCCGCATATCAAGTTTGAGGGCAAGATAATCTATGTTCTGGGATATGACAACAAGGATAAGTGGGAAATGGTGCTGGGCGCTCAGTTCGGCTGCGTGTATATCGACGAGATAAATACCGCTGATATCGAGTTTGTCCGTGAGATGTCTACCCGAAACGATTACCTTATGGCGACCCTCAACCCTGACGACCCCTCTCTGCCTGTGTATAAAGAGTTTGTCAACCGCTCACGTCCGTATCAGAAATACGCCTGTGACGTGCCTGCGGAGATAATGAAAGAGCTTACAGAAGAACCTGTACCCAATTGGCGGTACTGGTTCTTTACTTTTCGTGATAATCTTTCACTTACCGATGAGGATATCAAACGGAAAATGGCTGCCGCTCCGAAAGGCACAAAGCTGTATAAAAACAAGATACTCGGTCTGAGAGGACGTGCAACAGGGCTTGTGTTTGACCTGCAAAAGCGAAATATCTTGACAGCAAAGCAGGCGAAAGCTTTCAATTATGTGTACTTCTCAGCAGGGCTTGACACCGCTTACTCGCAATCCTCACCTGACACCATAGCGTTCACCTTTGTGGGCATAACGGCTGACAGAAAATGCGTCACTCTTGACGAGGAAGTGTATAACAATCGTGACAGACAAGTACCTCTCACACCCTCCGACATACCGAAAATATTCACGGTGTTCTTGGAGAAAAACCGCAGGACGTGGGGCTTTGCACGAGATGTGTATATCGACAGCGCAGATCAGGCGACCATACTTGAATGTCAGAAGTTTGGACGGCTCACAGGCAGCATATATAATTTTATCCCGGCATTCAAGAAAACGAAAATAATCGACCGAATACACTTGCAGTCAGCTTGGCTGGCGGCAGGTGATTTTTATATCCTTGAGCATTGCAAGGAGTACGCAGGCGAGCTTAACATATACAGTTGGAAAGAGGATAAGGCTGAGCCGGAGGACGGCAACGACCACCTTATCAATTCCTGCCAGTATGCTTGGCTGCCGTATCGTGACAAGATAGGAAGTGTGAAGATTGACTAAATTCAGCATAGGAAGCAAGGTGAAAAATATGATAAGAAACTGGCTTGATATCCAGCCTGCACCCGAATACAGTATAACTATCACAGAGAAAACAGGTTTTATGACAGATGTGATAAGGTCACAGCTTTGGTATCGTGGTGACGCCGCAGAGCTTTCACAGTTCTTTCGTCAGCTTAACTTAGGCACAAATTCATTCTGGAGCAGCGTCCCTGAGAAAGAAAAGATACGCAAGATACATAGCGGTCTGCCTGCAATAATCGCCGATACGCTTTCATACATTGTCTATTCTGATATGGACGATATCAAGGTCACAGGTGACAAAGCAAAGGCTGACTTCGATAATATCTGCGAGCATATAGACTTCACAGAGCTGACAGGCAAGGCGATAGTTACCGCACTTGTTGACGGCGACGGAGCTTTCAAGATATCTGTGGATACTGAGCTTTCTGATACGCCAATAGTCGAGTTTATCGGCGCTGACAAGTTGGAGTATAACTTTGTACGAGGTCTGCTGAACGAGGTCGTTTTTCATTCTGTGCATTATGCAGGCTCAAAGAAATTTCACCTTGAAGAGCATTACGGCAAAGGGTACATAGAAAGCCGTCTGTATGACGATAACGGTCACGAGGTCGGCTTGGACAACGTGCCTTACCTTGCACCGATACCGCCCCGAACTGAGTTTGAGGGCGAGTATATAATGGCTGTGCCGCTGAAATTCTTTTCATCACGGAAATACCCGAACAGAGGCAAGAGTATTTTTGACGGCGGTAAGTCTGATTGCTTTGACGCTTTAGACGAGGTGATCTCACAATGGTGGGACGCTATCAGAGCAGGCAGGGTAAAGCAGTATATCCCCGAAAGCATGATACCTAGAGATCCTGCAAGCGGTAAGCTTAAAGCTCCAAACCAGTTCGGTAACAGTTACATAAGTATTGACCCACCGCTTTCGGCAGAGGGTGCAGCGCCTAAGATAGAAGTAGTTCAGCCTGATATCAAGTATGAAGCGTTTGTGGCAAGCTATACAAATTGCTTGCTTATGTGTCTGCAAGGGCTTGTATCTCCTGCCACGCTTGGCATAGATGTTGGCAAGATGTCAAGTGCGGACGCTCAACGAGAGAAGAAAGACGTTACAGGCAATACCCGAAATACTATCACAACGGCTCTTGAAAAGGCTCTGCCGCAGCTTGTTTCTGCGGTGCTTATGACCTATGACAATATGCAGGGCAAAGCCCCTGAGACTTATGAGGTGACGGTTGACTTTGGCGAGTACGGTGCACCTGACTTTGACAGCAGAGTTGAGACTGTGGGCAAGGCAAGCACATATGGTATTATGTCAGTTGAAACGCAGGTGGAGGAGCTGTGGGGCAGTTCTAAAGAGGACGATTGGAAAGCTGCAGAGGTCAAGCGGATAATGCAGGAAAAGGGGCTTACAGAGGGTGAGCCTACTGCGGTAGGTGATGAGTACGCTTAATTTTAAGGACATAGCCAAAATATTTGAGGAGATAGAGCTAAGGCTCATATCTTCACTGAAACGCAATCTCAAAAGGCACAAGGCGGAGGAACAGCGTTACGGCTTTGAATGGTCTGCTTGGCAGGCTGAGAAACTGAAAAATATGGAGAACTTCCGCCGTGAAAACCTTGACATTATGAATGAGTACGTTGACGTTATCGACGATCAGACAAGACAGCTTATGACGGAGCAGTTTCAAGAGGGTCAGCAGCAGGCACAACGGAGTGCCCAAGAGCTTTCTGACGAGCCTATAACACCTATCCCCGACAAGCATTTCTTTGGCGTGAACGAAAAGAAAATGGCAAAGCTTATGGAAGACGTCACCACCCTTGAAAAGACCGCTGAAACAGCCGCTCTGCGAATGACAGACGATATTTACAGGCAGACTTTGAATAGGGTACAGCTTGCAATGGGAACAGGTTCTATGACGCTTAACGAGGCTATCGACCTTGCCACAAGGGACTTTCTCGATAAGGGCATAAACTGTATCGTATACGCTGACGGCAAGCGAGTGAACATTGCCGACTATGTGCGAATGGCTCTGAGGACGACCTCAACGAGAGCAGCGTTGCAGGGTGCGGCGAAACGCTTTGCAGAGCTTGGCTATGATACGGTGCTTGTGTCGCAGTATGGCGGCTGTTCAAAGACCTGTGAGCCTTGGCAAGGTCAAGTATACATTGATGATGTGTTCACAGTATGGGAGGGGGAAAAGGACGAGTTTCAAGGCAAGTCAAATTACTGCGGTGAGTGGTTTTGGCTGCTGTCGTATGCGGTAAAGAACGGACTATTCCACCCCAACTGCCGTCACACAATGACGCAGTATATACACGGCAGAACGCAGATACCTGAGCCGATACCGGCGGAGAAGATAAAAGAGCAGCGAGAGCTTGAGCAGAAACAGCGTGCAATGGAGCGAAAAGTCCGCAAGCTAAAACGCTTTGCGGCAGGCACTCTCGACCCCGACACAGCAAAAGCCTACCGCAAGAAAGTAAGGCAGGCACAGCAGGAATTGAAAGCCTTTATAAACGCTAACAGCGAAGTTCTGTGGAGGGATTATTCTAGGGAGAAAGTGTATGGCGGCTTGACAGAAAAGGAAAAAGATGATAAAATTGAATTAACAACATCTAACGGAATTGGTGTAACGAAATTTTCAAAACATATGGAAGAGCGAGCTTCCGAAAGAAAGGTTTCTGTAAATGATATAAAAGATGCACTTATAAATCCGCTGTATATTGATGAAATTAAAATTGATAGTTTGGGCAGACCAAGCCAACGATTTATTGGTGAGAAAGCAACTGTTAATGTAAATCCCCAAACTGGAACTATCGCAACTATATGGAAAACAGGCAAGAACAAAATCAACAAGTACAAAAGGAAGTGATTATAATGTCAGAAAAACAAAAAGAGTTTCTTGTTTCTATTGGTATTGACCCAAATGATGAACTTGATGTCATAGAAGATAAAGTTGGTGATTACTTGACTTTGAACTGTTTGGATGAAAATTATAATCCAAATGAAGAAGGCTTGATGTGCGAAAGTATTTTGGATTATATCGGTCAGTTATAAATCTAACCGCTCCGCTACGGCGAGGCGGTATTTTTATACCCAAATATCGGAACTAAGCACCTTAACGGGTGCTTTTTTCATACACAAATTTAAGAAAGCGAGGTCAGAAAATGGACGAGAAAAAGAAACTCCCTGATGAGGAGGAGAAGAAAACTCCCGATACTCACGAGGAGAAAAAGGACGAGCCAAAGGCTGAGGAAAAGCCTGCGGACAAGGCAGATGAGAACTCTGCCGACAATGAACAGCCTGCGGTGGACGATAGTCAGGCTGACGAGAACGGTGAGGGTGCTGATAAGCCTGCGGAAGATAAGCAGGAACAGCCAAACGAGGATAAGCCCGACAAGCAGGACAGTGCAGAGAACGCACCTGATGAAAAGGACCAGGAGATACTTAGGCTCAAAACTCAGATAGCCGCTATGCAGCTTGGTATCAAGCCCGACTGTATCGAGGACGCTGTTGCGGTGGCTGAAAGCTATGTGAGAAACGGCAGTCAGCAGGATATCAACGCCGCCCTTTCTGCGGTTGTGAAGAAGTATCCGGATATGAAAGGCGAGGGCGATAAAAAGTCCGACGGCAAAAAGCAGGGCGGTTTCAAGGTCGGTGCAGGATCTTCGGATACTGATGAAAAGAAGCCACAGAGCAAACCAACAGCGCAGAAACGCTGGAACAAATTCAAGTAAAAACAGGAGGAATGAATCATGCCAAATCTTAATTATGCAGAAGTATGGAACCCCGAACTCTTGGAGATAAGGATCCAGGAAACACTGTCAAGCCCGTTCATCACACAGAACGTTAGGTGGCTTGACGCAAAGACTTTCCACTTCACACAGATGTCAACATCAGGCTACAAGAGCCACAACAGAAACGGCGGCTGGAACACAGGTAAGTATGTTCAGACGGACGTGCCTTTCACTCTTACACACGATCGTGACGTTGAGTTTCTTGTGGATAAGGCTGACGTTGACGAAACGAACTCATCAGCGTCTATCAAGAATATCTCAGAGGTATTCGAGAAAACACAGTCTGCTCCCGAAACGGACGCTCTGTTCTTCTCAAAGACAGCTCAGAGAGCGGCAGAGCTTGAGGGCTATCACTCATCAACAGCCGCTTCATCATACACAAAGGGTAACGTGTTCGACAAGCTCAAAGGCTTTCTTTCATCAGGCAAGCTGAGAAGATATAAGTCTAACGGCTCGCTCATTATGTATGTGACTTCCACAATTATGGACCTGCTGGAGCAGTCTGACAAGTTCACACGAAAGATAGAAATGACGCAGATCGCAGAGGGAGGACTTGGTCTTAGAACAAGAGTGACCGACATTGACGGTGTGCCTATCATGGAGGTCATTGATGATGAGCGTTTCTATGACCGTTTCAACTTTGACCCTGAGGACGGCGGCTTTGAGCCTTGCGCTGCAAGCTATGTAAAGACCGCTGATACCGATATCGTGAGCGGTAAGGAGTATTACACCGAATCAAGCGGCTCTTACACTAAGGTATCAGACACACCGAGCAAGTCTGCACTTGATACATATTATGAAAAGGTCGCAGGCTCACATAAGATAAACGTGCTTATCGCAACACCTGAGACCACAAAGATAGTACCTAAGATCAACAGCATTTACAGCTTTGCTCCGGGCGGACACACAGAGGGTGACGGCTGGCTCTATCAGAACAGAGCGTTCTCAGATGTTTTCACTTTCCCGAACGGCAAGGACGGAAAGATAGACAGCATTTACGCTGACGTTGACACAGCCGAATACAGCGAGTAAGGGGTGAGGGATATGTACCTCACCTCTACTGAGTTTTGCAATATTTGTCCTGAGTGTGATATCCCGGAAGAACAGTTCTCAGCTATACTGCAAAGGGCTGAAAGCGATATCGACACGCTGACTTTCAACCGCATAACAGCAGAGGGCATTGACAGCTTTACAGACTTTCAGAGAGAGCGTATAAAGCGTTCCACAGCCTTGCAGATGAAATTCATCTATGACAATTCGGAGCTGTTAGAAAGCCCTCTGAGTGCTTACAGCATAAGCGGAGTTTCAATGTCATTCGATAAGTCAAAGGTGGTATCTCTTGACGGCGTTATCACAACACGTCAGGTCTACAATGTGCTTATGCAGACAGGACTATGTTATAGGGGGCTGATGTAATGAAGTTTCCTCAGCTTGTACCTGAAAGGGTATGCAAAACGCCCTGCAAGGTCTATCGAACGGACGGACTTAATCGTGACGGCTCAAAGAAGCAGACGGTCATATTTGAGGGCAAATGCTTTCACTCTGAGAAGTCAAGGCAGAAATTATCCGCAGAGAAACAGCTTATAACCTTGTCAGGCGAGGCTCTTTTCTGCGGAGATATCGCCCCTGATAACGCTGTTATAGAGGGCTATGCGGTCATAGGCGGCAGGACGTACAAGATATATGGCTCTGAGAAAGCCAAAGACCCTGACGGCAGGGTGAATTACACAAGATTGGAGTTGATATGATGGGCATTGAAATAAAGCTTGATATGCAGGCGATAAAAGCTATCGAAGACGCTGCTGTGAAGTCTGCTGAGGTGGCTATGGAGCAGGTGAGGACAGACCTTGTAAGTGCTCAGACAATGCCGTTCGATACAGGCATTATGCAAAATGATCATACTTTTGTTCACGCTGACGAAAACGGAGCAAGTTTGGTAACATCAGAATCTCCGCAGGCAAGACGTCTGTATTACCACCCTGAGTATCATTTTCAAAAGAAGAACAAAAGCGCAGGTGCGGCTTGGCTTGAGCCATATATCACAGGCAGTAAAAAGGACCTTGCCAAAAATGAGTTTGTGGCAGAGTTCAAAAAGAGGACAGGCGTATGAATTTACTTAACATAGCGGATATGCTGAGCGATATCCTCACATTCGAGGACGTGTACGCAGGCACTATTGACGGCAACCTTGACAAGTGCATAGGTGTGTACAACGCAAAGACCTCAAAGCCGCAGCGTATCTGCATAGGCGGAAAAGCCTGCACCAAAACACTTGAAAAACATATATCGGTGCTTATCCACTGGACTGATAACCCCACGCAGGCAGAGATAAAGGCTCAAAGCGTTCTTGATATCCTATCCGATATCCGTCAGTATAAGGGTGACGGCTTTACGGTAAAGTATCTCGAATGCAAAGAGTCTGTTTCTGTTGGCAGGGACGAGCGAGGCGTGTGTGAATATGTTATCGAGGCAACAGTATATTACGAAAGGAATGAATGAGTATGGCAAACACAACAGGAGTTTATCCCGTATATGACAACCAGTTCAAGATAGACAAGACAGGCGGCGACGGTTCGACAGAGAGCAATCTTGTGACTATTGCCGATATGGAGAGCTTTTCAGTATCCATTGACGGCAATATCGAGGAGTGGAAGCCTTTTGATCAGCAGGGGTGGACAAGACGTTTGCTCACTGGTAAGTCTATCACTATCAGTATCTCAGGCAAGAGAAACGTCGGTGACGCAGGCAATGACTACATCGAGAGCCTTGCACTCAAAACAGGTGCTGCGGCGACCACAACCCTTGTGTGGAACTTTCCAAGCGGAGCCAAGCTTGTTATCAAGGGCGTTGTCAGCGTAACAGAATGGGGCGGCGGAGATTCGACAGCAGTTGCACCGCTTGCGTTCGACTTTGCCTCTGACGGCAAGCCTGAGTTTACTGAGGCAGCAGCATAAACAACAATATTTGACAAGAAAAACTATCTGTGATATAATAACTTTGGGTACTGCAAATAACGGTAGGCGGTTTAAATAATCCTCCAAAAGCCTCATGGCTAAGGAGGTGAGCGACACATGAGCGTTATGGAAGTCTTAACTTTACTTCTACTTATAACAAACATAATTGGGCTTGTGCTCAATGTCTGCAATAAAAAGAAATAACCGCCCTTCTGCCAAAGGACGGTTATAATTTAAATTGACCAACCGGAGGTAAACCGCTTATCGCAGTACCTCTCTTTATGTTCATTATATCACAGCAAAACAATAATGTCAAGCACTTCGTTCACAGCGGAGTGCTTTTCTTATACCCAAAATCAGAAAGGATAATAACTATGGCAAAGATGTATACACTCGACAGCAAGCTTCTTACAGGTACACCTGAAATAAGAGTAGGCGACAAGGTCTACCCTGTGGACGACAGGCAGAAAACTGTCAAGAAGATACTTGACATCTGCGACAAGAACGCTGAAAAGAAAGAACTTGATATGATAGACGAGGTTTTCAAGCTTGCGTTCGCACCAAAGGACTACAAGGAGATAGAGGCAATGAATATGCCTTGGGCGGCATATCAGCAGCTTTTCACTCTTGTTATCTCAGCGGTAACAGGCGAGGACGCAGAAAAGACAGAGGCTCGATTTCCGCAGGAAAACGCAGAGTAAGCTTGAAGAAAGCTGGTACGATCTTGACTATGACCGAGAGCTTATCATACAGTCCATTGCAAAGCAGTACAATATCCTGCCCTCAGAGCAGGAAAATCTGCATTACAGCGATTGGTACAGGCTCGTTGCAGGGCTTATGCACGATACGCCGCTGGGTCAGGTCGTTCGTATCAGGAGCGAGGACAACAAGGACATCATAAAGAATTTCGACAGGTATGAAAAGCAGATACGCTCAGAATGGACGGCGTTCAGAAGTCAGAAAGCAAGTGAAACGTTCACAGAGCAGGACAAGCTTGAAACTGCGAGATACTTTGAAAGGCTGTTCAAGGGAATGTTCGGAAAGGCAGGTGATAAGTAATGGCAGACGGAGCAAGCGTTGGTGTTATATCTCTTGACCTTGTGATAAAAAACAAGGTGCAGGAGCAGCTTGACAAGATATCTGCAAGCATACAGAACGGCTTTTCAAAGCCAGTAGAGCAGGCAGAGAAAGCTGTTGAGAACGCTATGGATAAGACCGCTAAAGCCATAGACGAGGGCTTTGGTAGTGCGTCAGAGATCGCTCAGAAGAGTATGCAGGAAGCTGTTGAAAAGGCAATGGCTGAGTATGATAAGCTGGGCAAAAAGGCGCAGGAAGCGGCAGGGCAAACAGATAATATCAAGCCTAAAACTGTTCAGGTGAACTATGACCCCGAGTATGACACTACAAAGGTCGAAGCTGAGGTCAATGAACTAACGGATAAGATAGTTCAGAAAATGCAGGACAAGACTAAATCAAGTTCTGCGAAGATAAGTCAGACAGCAGCGGAAACGGCAAAGAAGTCGACCGAAAGCGTTTCAGAGCAGACAACAAAAATGGACGATATTATTGCAGGCTTTGCTGAAAGTGCCGTGCAGAAAATAAAGACTGTTGCAGGCAGGATAAAAAGCGGTATCGGCTCAGCCGTAAGCTTTGCAGGCAAGGCGGTGAAGTCAACTCTCGGCGGAGCTTTCAAGACAATGCGTTCGGCAGGCTCGAAGGCTGTTGATGCAGTTAAATCCAAATTCAGCAGGCTTAAAACAACTATCGACAGCACTTCAAAACCGCTGAGCAAGTTTACACATTCGCTCAAATCTGCGGCAAAAAGAGTGTTCTTAATGGCAGGCGTGCTTGTTTTGCTGAAAGGAATACGTTCCGCTGTTGCAAACGCTGTTTCAGGCAACGAAGAATTTGCCAAGTCCTTAAACGAGATAAAAGCAAACCTCACCATAGCTTTCACACCGATAATGAACACAGTAATGCCGTATCTCAATACGCTTATGACGGGCGTAGCGACGGCGACAAAAACTGTGGCGGCGTTTATCTCTGAGCTTTTCGGCACCACCTATCAGAAGTCCTTGCAGGCGACAAAGCAGGCGCAGAAGTCAGCGGAGAAGATAAAGAAAACTCAGGACACTTACCTTGCGGACTTTGACGTTGTAAGAGTTGCACCGGATCAGAGCAAGTCCGATACAGACAGTTCAGAGGGCGGCATTGATTACTCAGCCATAAACGGCGACAACGTTCAGCTTCCTGATTGGGCGAAGCGTATGAAAGACGCCATAAAGTCGGGTGACTGGGCAGGAGTAGGCTCTCTTGTGGCTGAAAAGGTCAACGGAGCTTTCGCATACATCAACTGGGACGGTATTCAGAAAAAGCTGAATGGCTTTGTGGATAAGCTTACAGACGGTCTGAACAGCTTTATTAACGGCGTTGATTGGACAGGTCTTGGGGACAGCTTTGGTGGAGGCATAAACACTATTTTTGGCGCAGGATACCGCTTTATGAAGAAGTTCGATTGGGCAGGCTTCGGCAAGGGTACGGCTAATTTTCTTAATGGCGGTATAAAGAAAACGAATTGGTCGCTTATCGGCAAGACCCTTGCTTCAAAATGGCAAGCTATCATCGACTATCTTTATTCGTTCGTTACCACCTTTGATTGGTCGGGCTTTGGCTCGTCCATAGGCACTTCTGTGAACGGCTGGTTTGATGAGATTGATTGGGGCAAGGCAGGAACGACTATCTCTGAGGGCGTGAAAGGTCTGCTTGATACGGCAATAAACTTCCTGCAAACTGTAAACTGGCAGGGCATAGGCGAAAAGCTGTGGACGTTCATTTCTACAATAGATTGGAGCGGTATTGCCACAAAGCTTTTCAAGGCGATAGGCTCAGCCATTGGCGGTGCGGTATCGGTGCTGTGGGGCTTTATCAAGGACGCTGTTTTCAGTATCCGTGACTACTTTACGGAGAAGATACAGGACTGTGGCGGTAATATCGTTGAGGGGCTTTTCACAGGTATCGTTAACGCTTTCAAGGGCATAGGCACTTGGCTTTATGACCATGTTCTTACACCATTTATTGAGGGCTTCAAGAACTGTTTTGGTATTCACAGCCCTAGTAAGGTCATGGCTGAAATGGGCGGATATATCATACAAGGTCTGTATAATGCCGTATCTGAGGGTATTGCAAAGATAAAGGAGATCTTCACAAAGCTTCTTAACGCTGTCAAGGGCGTTTTCAAAGGCATAGGCAAGTGGTTCAAAAAGACCTTTTCAGACGCTTTCAGCGGTGTAAAGACCATTCTCAACGGCATTATAATGTTCGTCAAGAGCATTTTCACAGGCAATTGGAAAAAGGCTTGGCAGGGTGTAAAGAAGATCTTCAAAGGCGTGTGGGATACGCTTTACAGCGTTGTGAAAGCACCTATAAACCTAATTATCGGTGCAGTAAACAAAATGACCAGTGCTATTGAAAGTGCGGTCAACTGGATAATCGACGGCATTAACAGCCTGAGTTTTGATGTGCCTGATTGGGTGCCTGGCATAGGCGGAGAAACCTTCGGCTTTGATCTTGATACAATAAGCATACCTGAGATACCAAAGCTTGCCACAGGCGGACTTGCGTCAGCACCGACCCTTGCAATGGTGGGCGATAACAGGAATGCAAAAGCAGACCCGGAGGTTATTTCACCGCTGAGCAAACTGCAAGGTATGCTTGATAACGGCAAGCTTGACGAGGTGTTAAGGGTGCTGAACGCTATACTTGATTGGCTGAAAGCTTATGACCCTGTGTTCTTCGGAACAGTTGACAGCAAGGTGCTTTTCAAGTGTATGCAGGACAGCAACAATCAGTATAAACGTAAGACGGGAGTGAGTGCATTTTGACAGGAACATTGCTAAAGATAAATGGCGTGTGGGTGACAGACCCTGACCCTGATAGCTGGAGCCCTGTAAACTGTTACGAATGGACGGCAGGCTCAGGACGAGTGAATACAACGGGTCTGTTTGTGGGCGCAAGAAAGTTCTGCAAATACAAACTGCCTTGCAAGTGGACAATGCTCCCTGTCGCAGATTCAGCCGAGATACAATCCCTTATCGAGGACGGACCCGACTTTGCAGAGCTGGAGTTTTGGCACAATGGCAAGTATTATTCTATATCCGCCAACGCAAGCGACTATGTACCGCAGGGGCTTGTCAGACTTGACGGCGGTGAGTATTACAAGAGCTGTACTGTCACATTCGCAGAACGTTAGGAGGGCATATGTACACCATAGCAAGCAATGAGATAACAAGCAGGATAGAGAGTTACAAAGCCTTATGGGGTATGTGGATAGAGGACGCTCAGAGTGGAGCACCTGTGGCATATGACGGCATTCAGAACGTTCAGACGGACATTCAAGCAACCTCTCTGAGTGATGATATAGAGCTTGGTGCTGTCTGCTCTCAGAGTGTGACGGCGGAGCTTGTTGACGACGGAACTAAGTATCTTGGTAACGAGTATGTTTTCAGTTTGTATATGAAAGACAGCTCGGCATTTACCACCTACTCCACCCTAGAAGCCTACACCTACGCAGAACTTTCAAAGCTGACAGTGGAGCAGATAAGCAAGCTTGGCGAGGTGCTTGACGGAGAGAGAATACCCCTTGGGCGGTTTACTTGTGTCAAGTCGAAAAAGTCGGGCGGAAATACTGAGGTCACTTTTGCAGATAGGTTGTATTTTTCAGACAAGGTCTACAAGCCCACTGTTACCCTGCCTGCATGGAGCAAAGCTATCGAGGACGATATCTGCAAGCAGTTGGGACTTCAAAACGGCAACGACTACACCATCCCTGCAAAGCTCCGTGTAAAGGGCGGTGCAAGGCTCTACGGCAAGGGGCATATACGCCTAAAGACCGCAAACTTCGACTTCAAAATAAGCTCTATACCCAAAGACACCACAATGCGGCAA